TATGGATCTCCCTGATCCAAACCCAGAGCAAGCCGCCTTGGTGAGTGTAATGACCGGCGCACTGACCGGCGCGTTTGGCCTATTTTTAGGCTCCGGCAAAAAAGAATGACATACCAGTATTTTTCTAAGGAAGAATTTTCCTGCTCTGAAACAGGCGAAAACAACATTTCGCTGGAATTTTTAGAAGCGTTAGATAAGCTTCGTGATGTTTGCGGTTTTCCTTTTTATATCACTTCCGGTTACCGCTCCCCGGACCATAGTCTTGAGCGCGTAAAAATTAAACCCGGAACCCATGCCCAAGGCATCGCCGCAGACATACATGTTCAAGACGGTATAGAACGCCGCAAGATAGTAGAAGAAGCTATAAAACTGGGTTTTGGCGGCATTGGCGTTGCAAAAACGTTTGTTCACGTAGATATTCGCACCACTGGCCCTGTTATGTGGACATATTAGTTGCTCCTTTAAGAATGTCATGTTATATAGATAAGACATTCTAGGATGGAGCGCATGTGGATTCTTTATACTTAGCTCAATTCATTCAAAGAGCCATAAAAGATCGCCGCACTCAAATTTTAGAGTTGTTAGAAAACAACCACGTTAAGTCGATGGAGCAGTACCAGAATTTGATGGGCGAAATATCGGCTTTAAATTTTATAGGACAGGAACTCTCGGGCCTGCTAGAAAAACAGGAGCAATTAAATGACTGATTTAGCTGAAAATATTGACCTAGACGCCGCCGCAGAAGGCGTCAAATCTCTTTACAAAGCGCCCCAGCCCAAGGTACTCGACCCCAAGGCCATGGATAAAAGCCTTTTGGAAAGAATGCCCCAGCCTACGGGTTGGAGAATGTTAATTCTGCCTTATCGTGGTAAAGAAACTACAGAAGGCGGTATTGTCCTACCTAACCAAGTCTTAAACGACACTCAGATACAAACGGTTGTGGGTTATGTCGTTAAACAAGGACCTCTTTGTTACAAAGACACTGATAAGTTTCCCGATGGCCCGTGGTGTGCTGAAAAGCAGTGGGTGATCTTTGCTCGTTATGCTGGCTCTCGTTTTCGCATAAATGGCGGGGAATGCAGGATTTTGAACGATGACGAAATCCTAGCGGTTATTGACGATCCCGAAGATATTCTTAGCCTGTAAGGAGGTATAGCTATGGCTGATGCGGCAGAAGAAGCTCAGTTTGAATTAGACGTGAGTGACGCTGAAGAGACAGAAGTGGAGCTTGAGCAACCCGAAGAAAAAGATGTTCCACGTGGAACAACAGCGCCTGACGTGGAAGTTGCTGAAGAAGCTCCCGCCAAGGAAGAGGCAGAAATGGAGCAGTACAGCGAGTCTGTACAAAAGCGGATTAATCGCCTAACTAAAAAAATGCGGGATGCCGAGCGGCGCGAAGAGGAAGCGATTAAATACGCACAAAACGTGCAATCTGAATCGCAAAAAATTCGCCAGCGGATGGAAAGTTTAGACCAAGGCTTTATGAATGAATACGGCCAACGTCTTTCTATTCAGCAAGAGCAAGCCGAAGCTAATCTTAGGCGAGCAGTTGAATTGGGTGATGCTGACGGCCAAATAGCCGCGCAAAAAGAGCTAACCAATTTGACTATTGCCGCAGATGGATACACAAAAGCCCAACAAAACGCGCAGGCTCGCCAAGCGCGGCCCAGCGTTGGACCGCCACCGACAGATGTTCCCGCCCAACAAGCACCCCCACAACGGCAACGGCCTGATCCCAAGGCGGAGCAGTGGGCGGAAAAAAACTCATGGTTTGGGCAAGATGAGGCTATGACGTTTGCCGCATTTGGTCTTCATAAAAAACTTATTGAGGAAGAAGGATTTGATCCTCAAAGCGATGACTATTATAATGAGCTGGACTCTAGAATTAAACGGGAATTCCCGCATAAGTTTGGAGAAGAGCAATCACCTAGTCGCAAGCCCGCTCAGAATGTGGCTGGGGTGTCACGCTCCACATCATCTGGGCGCAGTAAAAGGGTCAAACTCTCCCCGACCCAAGTAGCGATTGCTAAAAAACTGGGAGTGCCGCTTGAAGAATACGCGAAATACGTAAAGGAGTAAGATTATGTCCACAGAGAAGAAAGGCTTTGAGGGCATTAGTCGCTCCTCACGTGAAACAGCGTCAAGGGAGAAGCAGGGACGGCGTAAGCCTTGGACTCCCCCGTCTATGTTAGACGCACCGCCCGCACCAGAGGGCTTTAAACATCGTTGGATACGCGCCGAAGTAAGGGGTTTTGACGACACCAAGAATATTTCGGCAAGACTGCGAGAAGGCTATGAGCTTGTTCGCCAAGATGAGTATCCTGATTTTGAAGCTCCGGTAATTGATTCGGGTAAATATGAAGGTGTGTTTGGTGTCGGCGGATTGATGCTCGCCCGCATACCGGTGGAAACAGTTCAGGAACGCGCTGAGTACTTTGCTCAACGTAACGCGGACCAGATCGAAGCTGTTGAAAGCGATATGTTGCGAGAAAACGCTCATCCAACGATGGCAATCGGAAAACCCGAGCGCCAGAGTCGTGTAACTTTTGGCGGCCCCAAGAAATAGGGCCGCACAGAATGGAGAACTAAACTATGGCAAATTCAGAAACTGCCTTTGGTCTTCGTCCTGTAGGTCTTGTAGGAAGCGGTGCTAACAGCACAGGTGTTACTCAGTATGAAATTGCTAGTAATAACTCAAATGCTATCTTTAACGGAAGTATTTGTGTTCCCACTGCCGCAGGCGTCATAGACCAAGCTGGAGCTACAAGTGGCGGCACTACGCAAGCCCTTGGCGTTCTGGTAGGGGTTGAATATCAAGATGCCACACAAAAGAAACCTGTGTTTCTTAACTATTGGCCCGGATCAGGAAGCGTATCGGTAGATACTAACTTCCCGGTAAAGGCTCTTGTGGCGGATAACCCCGATCAACTGTTCGTCGTAGCGGCGGATGCCACCCTCACTGACCGAGCTACTGCACTAGCGGCTGTTTTTGCTAACGCAAGCTTGGGAACTTCTGCCCGTACCGGTTCTACCGATACAGGTAAGTCAAATTCCCAGCTTTCCGTAAGCAGTATTGCTGTCACTGCAACGCTACCATTGCGTATCGTAGGCTTGGTTGATGATGACGCTAACAATGATTATGCGTCTGCGGGGGCTCATCTGCTTGTTCGATTGAACGCTCATTTCAACGCTGGCACACGTGGTTTTGCTTCACAAACCACAGCCGACGCAACCGGCATTTAAGGGGGATTAAGTAATGGCTATTTCTCGCGCACAGTTGGCGAAGGAACTTGAGCCGGGGCTTAACGCTCTCTTTGGACTTGAGTACGATCGCTACGAACAGGAACACGCTGAAATCTTCGACGAAGAATCTTCAGATCGTGCCTTTGAAGAAGAAGTAATGTTGTCTGGCTTCGGCACTGCGCCGGTTAAGTCAGAGGGTGGTGCTATCTCGTTTGATGACGCGCAGGAGACATTTACTGCACGTTATACTCACGAAACGATTGCACTGGCGTTTTCAATCACTGAAGAGGCGATTGAAGACAACCTGTATGACCGCCTTGCTTCTCGTTACACCCGTGCTTTGGCACGATCCATGTCCCAGACCAAGCAGATTAAGGCCGCTTCAATTCTGAACAACGCCTTTAGCACCGGCTCTCCTGTTGGAGATGGTGCCGCTCTCTGCTCTGCGGCTCATCCGTCCCTTTCAGGGAACCAGCGCAACCTCTTGTCAACCGCCGCTGACCTCAACGAGACTTCTCTTGAGCAGATGCTAATTGACATTGCTGGCTTGACTGATGAGCGTGGTCTGAAGATCGCGGTACGTGGTATGAAGATGGTTATCCCGAAAGAACTGCAATTTATTGCAGAGCGGGTAATCAACTCCAACCTGCGTCCGGGAACTGCGGACAATGACCTCAACGCAACCAAGTCTATGGGTATGCTCCCAGATGGCGCGGTAGTTAACCATTTCTTGACCGACACAGATGCGTTCTTCATCAAGACTGACGCACCTAACGGTTTCAAGATGTTTAACAGAAGCCCCATTAAGACTGCTATGGAAGGTGACTTCGACACTGGCAACATGCGCTTTAAAGCGCGTGAGCGTTACAGTTTCGGTGTTTCCGATTGGCGTTGTGTCTTTGGCACACCGGGTGCCTAAAAACAGAGCCGCCTTCGGGCGGCTTTTTTGTTCCACGTGGAACATTTATGTTAATATAAATTTTTCCTGACAGCCCCATACTGAGGCTGACACTGGCCACGACAGGAGAACCTCATGGCTAATACTACGTTTAACGGTCCCGTCCGTTCTGAAAACGGTTTTTCAGACATCACCAAAAACTCTACTACTGGCGCTGTAACCAGCACCATGACGCTTTCTACCTATGAAACCACCATCACGGTAGCTAACGGTGCCACCACGGGCAAAGAGTCTGCAATTGGTATTCCAGACAACTTTATTCCTATGGGCGTCACGATTGCTGTAACCACAGCCGCCGCAAACGCCGTAAACCTCCAAGATATTGGCACAGATGCTGATACGGACGGTTTTGTTGACGGTATCTCAGCCGCTGTAAACTCTACCGGTTTCAAAGGGTTTTTCCCATGTAACGGTGTTCTTGGCATGTCCGGTGGAACAACCACTGCGGCCACAGGCACAGCGGACGAAGTTGAGCTTGTTGTTTCGGGAGATCCCGGCGGTGACACGGTTATTGTCCTAAAGTTTTTTGGAATATCCAGCACTTCTGACGCATCTTAACGGGAGAAAGCCATGGCTAACTCAGACGTAAGATCAAAACGTCTGACCGGAACAGGCTCTGCTGGTGTAGGGCCTGCTCGTATTCGTCAGATTCAAGTTTTTTCAACTTCTGGTACTCCAAGACTAACCATCACCGATGCTAGTGGCGGTAGCACAGTATTGGATTTGGATTTTTCTGCGAGCGAAACACACTCGGTCAACATCCCTGACGAAGGCATAAAAGTGTCTGATATTTATGTCAGTGTCTTAACTAACATTACGGCAATCACGGTGTTTTTTAGCTAATGGCCACCACCAAAGCTGTAAAAAAGCTTCCTTCGGGTCGTTTGAGCTACCGAGGGGAAACTTTTGCTGGTTATAACAAGCCAAAAAAAACGCCCGGCAAGTCGAAGAAAAGCGCGGTTTTGGCTAAGAAAGGCAATGAAGTAAAGCTTGTTCGTTTTGGTGACCCCAATATGTCGATTAAAAAGGACCAGCCGGGGCGCAGAAGTAACTTTAGGGCGCGTCACAATTGTGACACGGCAAAGGATAAGTTTTCCGCTAGATATTGGTCATGCAAAGCGTGGTAGATATGAAAGTGGAAGAAGTTTTATCTCGGTTAGAAAAACACGAAGCGGAATGCAATTTGCGATATAAGCGCATTGAAGAGCGGTTAGATGATCAAAAAGAATTAATATCTCAAAACTCGGACGCCTTAACCAAACTAGACCTTAAAATTTGGGGTCTTGCCATTTTAATTATTGTTTCGCCGTTTGCGGCAAAATTTTGGAGTTAACATGGGTGGTTGCGGATCTAGAGTAAAAACTGGGCCAAAAAAAGGCACCGTCAAAGTTACGTATATGCGTAAAGGCGGCGAGGCTTCTAGCAAAAGCAAGGGAAGCAAGATTTGCCCTGCGGGCAAAGCATGGGCCAAGCGCACGTTTGACACTTACCCTTCTGCTTACGCCAACATGGCGGCCAGCAAATACTGTAAAGATCCAAATTACGCTAAAAAAGCCAAAGGTAAAGCCTGATGGGCGAACTAGCCAAGTGGCGAGATCAGGATTGGGTTCGGATTGATAGCAGTGGCAACATTGCGGGAAAGTGCGGCACCTCCAAAAACAAAGAGAACCCAGATCGTTGTTTGCCGCGTTCTAAAGCCAATAGCTTGAGCAAATCGGAACGTGCCGCCACTGCTAGGAAAAAGAAAAAAGCGGGCGCTCAAGGACAACAAGTTGTTTCAAACACTAAAGCGGCTAAGGTGAAAATGGCCGCCAAAGGCGGCGAAATACGAAAAAACCACCGAGGTTGCGGTGCTGTGTTGCCGGAGCGCAGAAAGAAGACTAGGTATGGCTAGTCATGGACTTAAAACAAAAAGTTATTGAAGAGATTAAAACTTGGACTGATCAGGTATTAGATCAGCCCAACCTTTTCTTTAACGACCTCCCGGCGTGTCCTTACGCCAAAAAAGCTTTTTTATCAAATAAAGTAGGTTTTTCGTTTAGCTACGACAAATCTATGCAAGGCTTATACACCGTTTTGTCTCAGTTTGATGACACTTACGATGTGATTTTATTTGTGCAATTCGATTTTGTGGAGGAGCCGCAAGAGTTTCACGATTATATCGGGGCTTTAAACAGTGCTATATCCATGGGCATTTTTATACAGAAAGACCTGTGGGTCATGGGTTTTCATCCATATGACGAAGGCGAAGAGGCGTTTGACCAAGAATTTGATTATTTAGTGGAAGAGCCATACACCATGTTCTTTGTGCAACGGCTTTCTACCATTGAAAAATCGGCAGAAATGCTGAGAGAAAAAGGGTACTATGACCAGTACCTAAATGACCCAGAAACCGCCGGTTTGTGGGATGAGCGTCAGGAACTATACAGGAGACTTTGTGATGCCGGGAATGAAAAATGGTATGGCCAAGAAAAAAGCCAAGCCCGTTAAGAAAATGCGCGGTGGCGCTATGAAAAAAATGCGCGGCGGCGGTATGGCGATGAAAGATAAGCCCATGGGCATGGAAGAAGGCGGTGATCCGACAAAAGCCAAGAAAAAAGCCAAGCCCGTTAAGAAAATGCGCGGTGGCGCTATGAAAAAAATGCGCGCAGGCGGTATGGCTGTTAAAAAAATGCGCGGTGGCGGTGCTGTCCGCAGTAGCTCAAAGAAGCCTTTGTAGCCATGAAAAAGGACTTAAAGCCCGTTCCAAAGGGTAAAAAAGGCAAGGGCCTCTCCAAGTTGCCAAAAGATGTCCGTAACAAAATGGGCTTTTTTGGCACAGGCGGCGCGGTTAATGCACACAAGGAGGAGGCTATGAAGTCTCCGCCTAAGCCACGGGTTCGGGGTTACTGATAATGGCCGTTTCTGGTTCAACAGACTTTGAGTTAGATGTAAGCGATTACATTGAAGAGGCGTTTGAGCGGTGCGGGCTAGAAGTTCGTACTGGTTATGACCTTAAAACGGCCAAAAGGTCGTTGAATCTGATGCTGGGCGATTG